TTGATAACCACCACTTACAATTGAAGCACTTCCACTTGATGTGTTTTGTATTCCACCACTTACGGTTGAGCAATTAGCTGAAGCTGTATTGTCAGTACCACCATTTACTGTTGAAAAATATGAACTGGCCGTGTTTCTTCTTCCACCACTTACAGTTGAGGTTGAGCCAATTGCTTTATTTTGTATTCCACCACTAACAGTTGAGGAATTGTTATTTGCGGTATTTTGTTGTCCTCCCGTTACAATTGAGTAGTCACCAATTGCTGAGTTATTATTCCCAATTCTTTGTGTTGAGTCTATTCCAGAACCCACTTCATACAGTGAAGAACCACCTGGTGTAATTTCCGTTCCACAAACAAATAGTTTTATTGTTTCTATTTTGTCTACATTTAAAGGCATAATTTTTTGTTTTTAATTTTTTTATTAAGGTACGATTTCTAAAACAGTACCATTTCTCCAAACAGAGCCAGATGGTAATCCAGCAGATGATGTTGGTATATTTTTAATAGACAAATTATTAACAAAAGTTGCACAAACTCTATCGGTAGAAATATTTGCACCAACAATAAATGAACAATCGTGTTGTGCTGTATTACATTGTCCACCAAGTATTGCCGAACGACCATTTATTGATGTGTTACAATAACCACCACTTACGGTTGAATAAGACCCACTTGATGTGTTACGATATCCACCACTTACGGTTGAATTATAACCACTTGATGTGTTAAGATAACCACCACCTACGGTTGCGTAATCCCCACTTGATGTGTTACTTCGTCCACCACCTACGGTTGAATTATAATCTCCACTTGATGTGTTATTATAACCACCACCTACGGTTGCGTAATCCCCACTTGTTGTGTTATATGATCCTCCACCAATTGTTTGTCCATTATAATATGATGAAACAGTTACATTACCAGTTCCACCAGCAATTGTATTACCATAACTTTCATAACAAGCGCTATAAGATGATATTGTATTACAAGAACCTCCACCAATTGTTGACCCATATATTGGAGCATTATAATATGATGAAAATGTACCTATTGTGTTTCTTTCACCACCACTAATTACCGAACAATCACCATTTGCTTCGTTATTAACACCGATTCTTTGTGTTGAACATAGGCCAGAACCAGTCTCATAAAGTGAAGAGCCGCCCGGTAATATTTCCGTTCCACAAACAAATAATTTTATTGTTTCTATTTTATCTACATTTAAAGGCATAATTTTTTGTTTTTAAATCTTTATTTTATTATAAATATTTACAGTTTAGTTAAACTAACTATTATTTCGCTTTTTTTATGAAAAGAAAAACCCCCACCGTTAAGTGAGGGTTTCTATTAAGTTTGATAGTTTTTAAATATCCTCAAACGATGCACCAGTTGGTGTGATATAGAATGTAATATCTATAAATTCTAGTGAACGTGTTGGTTTGATATAAATTTTACCAGTCATTTGGTTTCTGTCTAAATCAGAAGTATCGGAAGATACCGTAACTCTAAAGTCATATAAACCTCTATCTCTTCTAATTGCATCCAAAATTGGGTTTACAGCATTTAAAAAGTCTTGACGTACTTGTTCATCGTTTTGATCAAACAACAATCTTACAGATACAGCAGAAATCAATTTACGAGCTTGTAGTAACAATCTTCTTACGTTGATTCTATCAAGAGCTGATTCTCTAATTTGAAGTGTTTTATTACCCCAGATTACAGTACCAACATCAGAGAAGGTTGCGATTGGGTTAATTCTTCCTTGATATAAAGTATCTCTGTCTTCTTGTGTTAATTTCTTACGAGCTTTAACCGCATTAACCAAACCACGAGTGTAACCAGCCGCCGCAAACCAAGGGAATGCGATATTATCAGTAAGTGCCAAGTTTCTTGTAACTTCAGCCGTTGCTGGAATGTAGATTTGTGTGTTATTTACACTATCTCTTGTTAATACCCAAGGATAATATGTTGCAGTGTAGTTAGAGTCAATACCGGCTTCTTCTAAATTATCAACAGCTTCTTGAGGGTAAATTAAACCATCAGTACCAGTTGTTGTTGGTAAGAATAAGTTGTAATCAGGACTAGTTGCAATATATAAAGAGTCTGCTCTTTCGTACTCAATCATCTCAATAGCTTCACCAATAAGATCACTGTTATTAACATAATCAACACCTGGCGTTGTAAATACATTAATGTTCACAGCTTCTGGATTAGCAAATGTTCTAATACCTAATAAATAAGCGTAATAATCTGTATTACCGTATTCTTTAGTACCATCACCAACAGATATTTGTTTGAAAGCACCCCAACCTGTTGCATCTGGGTATCTATCTGTGTTACAAGCACCATTTAAGAACCCTTTACGACCTAATACATAGTTATCGCCATTTGTTCTATATTCTCTGTATATATCCCATCCGTCAAATCCACCTTGAACAAACAAAGTATATTTTCTTGAGTATAATCTATAATATGGGTTTGTATCAACCGTTGGTTCAGAAGAGAACGGTGCGTCACCAACAAAGAATCTAGGGTCACCACTACTAACAAAATTACCATTGATTGTAATACCAGAAGCATTCTTATCCATATGGAAACCTCTTGTCTTATAATTCCAATTAGAACCATCTAGATCACAAGATGTTAATGGATTTTGTTTACCAGTATACTCAAAGAAGTCAGAGTCATATCCTAATTGATTTGAAAACCCTAAATAAGTACGTCTTACATTATCACCAGAACTCAACGTTGTGTTATCACTACCCGTTGATGTACCAAATGGTGGATTCCAAATAACTTCACCAGGGAAATTATATTTTGTTTTATAAATTGGATATGGTGGTTTAGCTCCAGCATATTCTCTAAATGTATATCCATCAAAACCACAAGGTAACGCATCTACTGGTGCATCCTCATTCATCTCAACCATAATAAATTTAGAGTTTAATTGGTATTCACCATCTAAAGTACCAATTTTCTTTGCAACAAAATTATTTTGTGATGGGTTCATTGAACAATTCGTGAATTTTTCTAAAACTGTTGGGTTAGAATCTGTATCATAATAATCTCTAACTAAAACACTAAATGTTCCGTTAGCAAATGAAATGTCAAAAATTGAAACTTTAACATTGGTATTTGCAGAATTACCATCAGCTACCGTATAAAACTTAAATAAGTCAATCACTTTATTACCTCTTACTTCAGATACAACCCAAGGAGAAGATGGTGTTTGATACCTATCCAAATACCAACCAATAGAAGTATTTGACTCACTTTGTGCTGAGTCAAGAGCGATTAAGTCTGAACTTAAACCTCTAATATATCCTTTTTTGTATGCATAATTTAAAAACGATTGGAATCTTTCCTCTAAAAACAAAGGAACGACAGCTTTAGGTTTTGCAAAGTTAGATGTACCAAACACTTTTGAAACATATTCAGCATCATTAGATGTGAAAGACGTTTCAAAACTGAAAGAAGAACCAGCAGTATTTGTAACATTAACAAGGAACGTTGAATAAGGATCTTTTGTTACTGCTGAGTATGGTCCAGTCATATCTAAAGAAACATCAGTTAAACCAGTAACTTCATATGTTGGTACATTACTATCTGTATAAGTTGCAATACCTCTAGAACGTAATGTTGCAACAACAATATCGTCATAATCTGTAAAAGTGTTACCAGTATAGTAATAGATTTTACCAACAACAGTACCAGAATAACACTCAACAATAGCCGCTTCAGTTGTTGTGGTTGTTATGACCGGAACTGGAGTAACACAAGGGTTAGTTGTTGTTGAAGTTGTAGATGTTGACGTTGTAGACGTTGAGATTGGATTTAAAAGGGTTAAATTTTGAACAATTGTCCAGAAAGAAAACCCAGTATAATTACCATTCCCAGTTGGGTCAAACAAAGAATAAAACCAAGGATCGTTAGTTGAATCACTTAATGTATTTGCTGTGAAAGTTAAATTAGGTACTTCAAAAACGTTTGTTTCTGCCGTAAAGCCCATTGTTGTCATACCCGAATAATCAACACCATCAACACTACCAAAGTAATTTATATTCTCATCTTCCGCTATAAGTGGAACTGGATCTGTAATTGTTGATAATATTAATTGTTGGACACTATCGTTAATTGATATGGTACTACCATCAAATAACGGAGTTTGTTCATTTAAAATAGATTCTATAATTGTTGGGAATGAATCTAAATAAAAAATAGAGCTTGCTGAGTTGGTACAACCAGTGAAATCAACACTAAATGATGTTGTTTTAGCTGAAGTACAAACAAATTCACAATCCACTACTGCACCGGTTAAACAATAAACGTCAATTGTTGCAGGATCTACGTTTGCAACCGTTTTAATAGACCAAGATGGTCCAGCGTCATAACCTGATAAACCTAAAATTCTTGTTACAAACAATTGGTTAGATTGTTGTAAATACGATTTTGCGATATACGCGGCCTCATATTTAGGTATTTGAGTGTTGATAAATTTAGTTGGGGATGTACCACCAAAGTACGTTTGAAACTCGTCAAAATTTCTTACGAAGATCGGTTCGAAAGCGGGACCTCTTAAAGTCTCACCAACAATACCTAAAGTTGTAACACCAACGCTTTGGGCTACAAAACTTAAATCTACTTCAGAAGTATAAACACCTGGTGATACGAATACTTTACTGTTAGTTGCCATTTTTTTTATTGTTTTATTTTTTTATTTATTATTATAAATATTATGAAATTTTGTAAAAACTTTACATAAAAAAAAGTATTTATATTTTGGTAGGTTTTTTTTCTACCTTTTTTCTACCTATGGATAAGGATGTCAAAAAGATAAAAAATTTAAAGATCGCTGTTGAAGTTCACGAAGTCTTGAAAAAGTATTGTGACAAGCGGGGAATAAAAATGTATAGGTTTTTGGAAAACTTAATACTAGAAAAATGTAAAGAAAAGAAGGATATTTACGGCGAAGATTAAAGTAATTTTTGTTGGAAAATAATTTGAGCACTATCTGTCGTAACATTTTTTACTGTAATAATTTTTATTACGTCATTTGTATTAACTTGTATTTCAGAAAGATTTGTTCCGTAAAAATCGTCATTGATATAAACAGTGTAATCATTCGTGTTAATTGTATTTGATAAAAATAAATCCGCAATATATTCTATTGTTAATGTTTTTTCTGTTTCGGTTGTTGAGAAGTTAAACACCAACTCTGATGGTTTATTATCACGTCTTTTTTTACTTCGTTTTGTACTTGCAGTATCTGTCTCATATATTTGAAAGATTCTACTTACCGCTGGTTGTACCTCAAATTCGTCTTCATCTATTAAAAAACCCATCATTGTAAATTCATATTTTTGTATATAGAATTTTCTTTTTTCTAAATCCACAACAGACTCATCAGTATTACCATCAAATTTTATTGGGATATAATGACCCTTAATCATTTGATACGACTGTAAAGAAGAAAACTTTGTAAGAACAATCTGATTAAATTTATTTAATTCTCGCATTCTATTACAAATTATTGCAACAGTAAATTTAATATCAACAGGTACTGGTTGTGGTATTTTATAAATGTCCATACCGTGTCTTTGACCGTCCCAAGTTGGTACTCTAGCGTAAAAATATAACCTCCTATTTGGTATGTTATAAATTATTGCCGGGTTATTACCGTATTTAACTTCCGGATTACGAATAACCGTAATAAAAGGGGGTTCTATATTCTTGTCTATATTTTGAAAATTCCAGGTTTCAACAAACTGCGACCAGTTTTGAGTTGTAACTAAAATATCAACCATAGGCACAGTAGTACCCTCAACAACAGTTTTTAATTCGTCACGAACAAAATCTAAAAAACCCCTATCTAAATCAGCATGTAAAATTGATTTAGGTAAATACGTACCATCTTCAGCGATCATATCTGCCAATTCTTCCCGTCTAGGAAATAAAGTTTTACTTCTAGTAAGTGGTATATCTTTTTTAATTTTTTTCGGTAAACTCATTTTTATAATCCTTTAAATTCGTTTGGACCTACTGGTGCGGCAATAATAGTCCTATAGAATGGTTTATAGCCTTTGTAAGTATGTTTAAAATCAGATGTAATCCTACCGTCATTAACAACAGAGTAATATCTCACAAAATTTTCACTATCATAATAACCAATATAATCACCAAAAGAGACTTCTATGTTTAGATCGTCTAAAGTTTTATTGTAAACAGAAATAGAAATGTTACCGGGTTCCATTTGATCCATTTTAGTTGACCCCAAAAATTTATTTTCTGGCGCTGCAATCTGAACATAAGCGTTAAACTCAATTGGTGGAAAGAATTTAATGCCGTCCTCTAGGGTTTCACCATAAACATCGTCAGTTTTAATTTTTGTCCTATCTATACGATATAAAACACAAGTAAAATTCAAATCACCAACCAACCACTCCTGACCCATCTCAACCTCAAGTCTAAAGTCGTCTTCACCAAAAAATTTTCCGAGTCTTGTAATAGGAACTTTATTTGTCATACCGTTTTTTCTTGATAAATATTGATTTTATTGTTATTTTTATATATAACTAATAATTTTGGAATCACAAAAACAATTAATAGAACACAAATCTCTTGATTTATTGGACTCATATAGTGGAGCTAATAATCATATTCTTCATATGAAGACCAAAAAAGAAACGAATAAAAAGTTTTACCCTACAAGGACACAAGCGGAATATGTTGTAACATATTTTGATACAAAACCTAAAGTTGCTCGTAAGTGGGTTGAACTTGACCCATACTTTGCTAAAAAGTTTGCTCAAGAAAGGTATCTACTTGAAACACCAGAAAAAATTTACATTGAAAAACTACTTGTTGAAAAAGACAAGTCTTATCATATTTGGGGTAAGTTTTTTGAAAAGGATGTTTTGTCTGAATTTTGGATACCTAAATCATCTTTAATTAAATCACAAACGGTAGATGAGGTTAATATTGACTACTCTAAATACGATCACAGACCACCACTATCACATCAGATAGAAGCAATAGAAAAACTTGTTGGGTCTAAACGATTTATATTAGCTGACGATATGGGGCTTGGTAAGACCACATCCACAATAATTGCAGCACTTGAGACTGGTGCAAAGAAAATATTAATTGTTTGTCCGGCATCACTTAAAATAAATTGGGAAAGAGAAATTGCAAATTATTCAGATAGAACCTGTTATATTGCGGAAGGTAAGAAATTTTCAACTGAAGCCGATTTTGTTATTGTTAATTATGATATATTAAAAAACTTCCACAATAAAGAAGATAAAGAAAATTCACTATTGTTACAATCTAAATTTGAACTTGTAATACTTGATGAAGCACATATGGTATCAAACGCTCAAGCACAAAGAACAAAACTTATAAATGATTTTACAAAAAATGTAAAAAGAGTTTGGTTACTTACTGGTACACCAATGACTTCTAGACCGATTAATTATTATAACTTATTAAACCTTATTGAAAGTCCGGTCGCACAAAACTGGATGGCTTACGCAATTCGTTATTGTCAAGGTTTTCAGTTTAGAGCCGGAAATAGAAAGATATGGAATGTGACCGGAGCCTCAAACCTAGAAGAATTAAGAGATAGAACATCAAAACAAATTTTAAGAAGATTAAAAGAAAATGTGTTAGATTTACCGGATAAAATTATTACACCAGTTTATTTAAGGACATCGTCAAAAGAATATAAAGACTTGATGGGTGAGTACTATGAGTGGTTAGAAAATAAAAAAGAAGAATCATCATCACTTACCATTCAGTTTTCAAAAATTATGAAGGTAAGAAAGGTAATTGCTAATGAAAAAGTAAAAGACACAATTGAGTTCGTTCAAAACATCATAGATCAGGGAAAAAAAGTTATTATCTTTACAAACTTTACCGACACACTACAACTAATACATACCCACTTTGGTAAGGAATCGGTTTATTTAGACGGTAGTTGTAATAAAGTACAAAGACAGTACGCTGTTGACCAATTCCAGGAAAATGAAAAAATTAAAGTTTTTGTTGGGAATTTAAAAGCTGCCGGTGTTGGTCTTACTTTAACCGCGGCTGAAGTTGTGATTATGAATGACTTATCATTTGTACCAGCGGAACACGCACAAGCAGAAGATAGGGCGTACAGATATGGTCAAAAAAACAATGTCCTTGTTTATTACCCAATATTTGAAAATACAATAGAGGGTGTTATCTATGATATATTAAATAAGAAGAAGAAAGTGATTGGCACCGTAATGGGGGATGAATTACAAGAATCTGGTGACGTTGTTGAGGAAATTTTAAACTTGATCAATAAGAAAATGTAATTTTATTATTTTTTATATATTTATTAAATAAATTATTATGAATAGTAGAAGTCAAACCAAAATTAGAAAAATACAACAAATAAATTTGTTAGCCGAAGAACGATATTTAAAAACCAAAGGGTTGTTATATGAAGGACCCCAAGAAGACGTTTTAAAATGTTTTACAGATAATGGTGTTGAAGAAAGTTTAATACCAGATTCTTGTAACCCACAAGGGGTTGGACAAAAATTTGATATTACAGCTTGTGCTGCGGCATTACCAGGTGTAATTACTAGTGTTCCGGAGGATAAACAAGAAGCGTTAAAAACGTGTCTAATGAATTTAGTTACAATGAATGTTGATTTTGGTGATATCCAAAACACAATAAACAAAGGTATTAAAATGGGTACAGATATTCTTAAAGGAACTGGTATTGGTATTAAATTTTAATAAAACATTTAAAATATTAAAACACCCCTTCTAACCGGAGGGGTTTTTTATTTTATATTATATTTATAGAATATGGACGTTTCTATAAAATGTAATAAATGTGATTTTGATAACAAGGATTTAGATCTTTATAAAAGATTTATTAATTTCTTAAATAAGAATTACCCAGTTAAAAAGAAAGTTGAGGTAATTTTTTCTGGTGAAAGAATTGGTGATATGACAACCGGATCTAGAACGGATAATAACGAATTAAGAATCCTAACAAAAGGACGAATGAATCGTGACATTATGAGAACACTAGCCCACGAATGGGTTCACGAGTGGCAAATGTCAACAAAGGGTATGGAAAAAGGACCAAACATTGGTGGACATAGTGAAGATGAAGCAAACGCTGAAGCTGGATCTGTTATTAAAAAATTTGAGGAAAAACACCCACATAAGGAAAAAACAATCTACGAATCTTTGACAAATAAAATTAATCTAATTAATGAACAATTAATTTTAGAAGAAAAGAAAACCATTAGGAAAGAATTTTTAATGGAAATGAAAAAAATAGGTATTGAAAAATTACCTTATTCTTATTCGGCACTA